CTAATAGTTGGCATTGAAACGCCACTATCATCAGACACCCTCTTAATAGATGTCACGCCACTTTTGACGGCTTCAGAAACCATGAACGAAGCCATTGGAACGCGACCGAATACAGACTTAGAAACTACTCGACGGGCGTCTTTCAGTTTCTTAATCTCATCCTTAGTCTTGCTTTCAGTTTCTTGAACTGCTTTAAAGCCATTCTCTAATTCACTAACCATTCGAACAATTAGTTCATGAGAGAGTTCGACTTTTGGTGTTTCTGTCTTACTCATTGTCTTACCTTTCGAGAATGGGTGACCTGTTTCACCCGATAAGCCACGAGTTACCTCGTGACCTATCGTGTGGCCTAGTCTCATTCCATTCATACATCCATAATACACGAACGCCCTCATTCATTCAATAGGTCAGTTTCTAATAGAAACTAACCACCACAACTACGAGCCACCACGCGCCACCCACCCCTCACCCGATTAAGGGGGTAGATCGTAAGAGCTGAACGCTACCCCCTGAGAAACCTTTAAAATACCCACGAATTAAATAATTTAAAACAAATAGGCCCCCGATAAACAAATGAGGGAATTAGCCGACCTAACATTACTTACTATCGTTTAATTATTTGATTAGTTCCCTTAACGCCCCACGAATAATCACACAAGACCCCAGAGTGTTAAAAACGCAAGATACGAGGGGGCTGTTCATCTCATTTTTAACTTTTTGTGGTTGTTTGACCTGCGATTATGTAATTGTTATGAATGTGTGTGTTAGGTTTTGTTGTGCTAACAGGTTAGATATAGTGTAAAGGTTTTTTTTATATTACATTCGCTAGGCTCTTGGCGAATGGGGTAGTGTTTAATGGAAATCGCTTGTTGCGATTTCCTTATATAATATTATATTGGTGGTATTTTTATGGCGGCTAAACCTGGTGATGCTCACCATACTAGGGCTTTGAGTGCTCAGCGTAAGGATGATTTCCTTAAGGCTTTGGCTTCTGGTATGACTGTTGATGATTCTTGTAGGGTGGCTGGGGTTAAGTCTGATACTGTGAAGTATTGGACGAAGACGGATAAAAAGTTTCGTGAACTTCTTGATGATGCTCGTATCTCTAGGGATGAGGTGCGTTCTAGTAGGAAGTCTGCTGAGAAGTTTGATATTTCTTTTAAAGAGTTTTCTGAAACATATTTGGGTATGAAGGTGTTTCCTCATCAGGAGAATTTTATTAGCCTGTTGGAGAAGGGTGAGCCTGCTTGGCTTCATCCTAGTATGATATATGAGCCTTCTACTCGTAATAGGGTTTTGATTAATATTCCCCCTGAGCATGCTAAGTCTACTACTGTGACTATCAACTATTCGACTTATAGGATTGCTCTTAATCCTAATGTTCGTATCATTATTGTTTCTAAAACTTTGTATAAGGCTCGCGAGTTTGTGTATGCTATCAAGCAAAGACTTAGTCATCCTCGCTGGCAGAAACTGCAGGCCATGTATGGTCCTGATGGTGGCTGGCAGGAAGATGCTGATACTTGGCGCACTGACACAGTTTATCTTGGTGCTGAGGCTAGGGACTCTTCTGAAAAAGACCCAACCATTCAAGCACTTGGTATGGGTGGACAAATCTATGGTGCTCGTGCTGATTTAATTATTCTTGATGACTGTATCACTGGTGCTAACGCCCATGAACATGAGAAACAAATCAAATGGCTACAACAAGAAGTTATAACCCGTTTAGGTAAAAACGGTAAACTTCTTATCGTGGGGACACGCATAGCCTCTAATGATTTGTACCGTGAACTCCGTAACCCTGAACATTGGTCTGGGGGCAAAACCCCTTTCACCTATTTGGCTATGCCAGCAGTTCTAGAGATTGCGGATAAGTGTGACGACTGGGTAACGCTTTGGTCTAAAAGCGACCGTCCTTGGGACGGTGACGAGGACACCACACCTGATTCTGAAGGATTATATCCAAAGTGGGATGGTCCTGCGCTTTACCAACGTCGCTCAGAAGTCACACCACAAACCTGGGCCATGGTATACCAACAACAAGATGTTGAAGAAGATTCCATCTTTCCACCAGTATGTGTACAAAGTTGCGTGAACGGGATGCGCAGAACTGGACCTATACGTTTAGGTGCACCAGGTCATCCTGATGATGGAAACTTTCGTATAGTGATGGGCATAGACCCAGCAATGTCAGGTGCTACAGCAGCCGTAATAGTGGCTGTAGATGTTGACACTAAACAAAGATATGTTCTTGACGCAGTCAACATGACTGAACCAACCCCAGCCAAAATCAGAGACCTGATAGAAGACTGGGCCATAAAATATCAACCTAACGTTATTGTTGTGGAGAAAAATGCATTTCAGTTATTCCTTACGAAAGACGAAGCGATACGTGATTTTCTTGCTTCTCGTGGAATCGTATTTCGTGAGCACTTCACTGGTAACAACAAATGGGACGTCGATTTTGGGGTTGCGTCGATGGCTCCTCTGTTTGGAACGACTAGCGAAAACAAATTCGTTAGAGACTCCAACCTCATAGATTTACCATCCACTACAAGTAGTGAAGGTATCAAAGCGTTAATAAACCAACTCATAGTTTGGAAACCAGACATGAGAAAAGGTCAACCATTTGATATGATAATGGCCTTATGGTTTTGCGAAATAGTAACCAGGGAATGGGTTGAAAGAAACAACTCAGGTCAAAGATATATGCAATCCAAATGGCACTCTATGAAACAGTTAAACAAACGATACATTGTAGATTTAGATGAAGCATTTGCTGAACAACAACAAGAAATATATTACGGATAAGGAAACAAAATGGCTAAACAAAATAAAAACTACGACTACCGTAGTGGTGCTGGTTTATTAAAACAACAACAATCAGCATTAAACAAAAAATTTCAAGCAATGAGCCCTACCCAAAAGAAAGCCTACATTGCTAAACAAGCAAAGGCTATCGGTAAAACCACAGCCCAAGTTGCCTCAATGCAAGGTGGCGCAGGCTTAGCCCGTTCTGCTGGAGCAAAAGTTGGTGCAAAAATTGCTCTTAAAATTGATAATAAAGTTCAACGTAATATTAGAGGTTATAAATTAGAAAAAAAATCTTTAAAGGCTGCTAACACTCCAGCAAAAGGTAGTAAAGCAACACAAGCAAGAGCAAGAGGCAAAGAATATCAACGTATTGTAGATACTAACATTATTAATAAAGTTGGTTTTAAAGATAAAGGTTTACAAACAAGGTCAAAAATATACAAAGCAAGAAAAGGACCTGGCTGGATTGGCGGAGATTCTTACATTAAAGTATCAAAAAAAAAGTAGATAAACCTGATTCACCATTTTTAAAATTTGTTGAACCTAAAAGAAAAAACACAGCAAATATTCAACAAACATTAAAAAGACTTACAGAAGAAAAAAATAATCCTAAAGTTGTAAATCTTGCAGACTTTAGAAGAAAAAAACTTAAAAGAGGTAAGTAGTGCCATTAAACATTACACAAATAGCGAACAAGGTTGAGGCTTTAAAACGTCGCAACGCTTCACGTGACGCCAGAATGGGTGACATTCTTGAAGTACGCAGAGGCAACCTTGTCAATGTGTTCCCTGACATGTTCCCTGAAGGTGCAACAAAGGCTATGATTGCTAACTTTGTTGACGTTGCAGCACGTGACGTCAGCGAAGTATTAGCACCACTACCATCATTTAACTGTGTAACATCCAATATTACTGACCGTGCTAAAAAATTTGCTGACACAAAAACACTTATAGCCAACAATTATGTACAATTTTCACGCCTACAAACACAAATGTATCAAGGCGCAGACTGGTATGGCACATACGGTTTCCTACCAATCGTTGTTGAAGCAGACCAAGAAGCAAACCTACCACGTATCCGTATAGAAAACCCTCTAGGTTCATACCCAGAATACGACAGATACGGAAGAGTCGTATCATTCACTAAACGTTACAGAAAAATCATTGCAGAACTTATTGCAGAATTTCCAGAATATGAAAGAGAAATCCTAAACGGATATAAAATAAACGAAATTGACCTTTATAGTGAACTAGAAATGATACGCTATGAAGATAAAGACGTAATCTTATTATATTTACCTAACAGAGGTAATCTTGTTTTAGCACAAAGTGACAATCCTATGGGTGAAGTCATGGTTCGTGTAGCAAGACGACCAGGAATAGATGATGAACCACGAGGACAATTTGATGATGTCCTATGGGTACAAATAGCGCGTGCACGTTTCGCACAACTTGCAATGGATGCTGCAGAAAAATCCATAAACGCACCACTTGCTGTACCAAATGATGTTCAAGAGTTCGCTTTTGGACCTGATGCAATACTTAGAACTGCTCAGCCGCAGAACATACGCCGTGTAGGCCTAGAGGTACCACCTGCTGCGTTCACAGAAGCAGCGTTATTGCAACAAGAAATGCGAATGGGTGCAAGATATCCTGAAGGACGTTCAGGAAACATTGATGCCAGCATTATTACAGGCCAAGGTGTACAAGCATTACTAGGTGCATTTGACACACAAGTAAAAACAGGTCAACAAATTTTGTCAGACACTTTCGAAGACATACTACAACTATGTTTTAAAATGGATGAAAAACTTTTCCCTGGCACAAAAAAGATTTCAGCCACATCAGGTGGAGCAAAATTTGAAATAGACTACGATTCACGTAAAGATATTGCTGGAGACTACAATATCCAAGTAAGATACGGTTTAATGTCAGGACTTGACCCAAGTAGAGCATTAATATTCTCACTACAAGCATTAGGTGCAGATTTAGTATCACGTGATTTTGTTATGCGTGAACTACCTTGGTCAATGAACGTTACAGGTGAACAACAATCAATAGATGTTCAACGTATGCGTGACAATTTAAACACAGCAATGTCACAACTTGCCCAAGCAATACCTCAAATGACAGCACAAGGACAAGACCCTTCAGAATTAGCAATGAAAATGGCTGCAGTTATTAAAGCACGCCAAAAAGGTACAGCAATAGAAACAGCAGTAAGCGAAGTATTCGCACCAACACCTGCACCTGCTCCAGTACCAACCCCACAAGTTGCCTCTGAGGTTCCTCCAATGGCACCAGTTGAGCAACCCGTCCCCATTGCTCCTGCGCAAGCCGCCTCAGAGGCCCCACAAACACAACAAGCACCAGCAGGATTACAAGAACTACTAGCCCAATTAGGACAATAAATGGCTAAAGAAGTCGTATCAGGTATTGGTAGCAAATCTAAAAGAACAGACCAAAACCCTTCAAAACAAGCAATGCGTTACTATGCTGGTGGTAAATATGGTGAAGGTAAAGCAACTTTAGAACAACAACAAGCAGCACCTATGGCAGGTAAAGTTAAAACAGCCAAGCCACAACAAATAAAACCATCAATCTTTTCACAACTAACACCAATAACTGCACCAACTGAAAGACCAAACGAAGCACCAGAAGTTGGAATGCCTTTCGGTGAAGGACCAGGACCAACAGAAGTTGGTTTAAATATTGCATCAGGTAGACCTGATAGTCCACGTAAACAAGACTTACAAAGATTAACACAATACTTACCAATGATAGAAAACGCTGCAAATCAAGAAGGCGCACCATTAACATTAGGTGAATTTGTAAAATACTTACGGAGTTTGTAATGGCTGGTGAAGTAACAAACTGGTCAGTAAATTTTGCAAACTATCTTGATGCATTAGGTTTTGAAAACGCAGGCCTTGCATGGGGATTAGCCCACACAGATGGTTTAACAATAGATGACCACAAAAACATTATAGAAATTTTAACAAAGGAAGATTCTTTTCAATGAGTTTGCTTAACGATTTCACTGGTTTTATCGAAAGAAATTTCGATTCACCAGCAGAGGCTGCTCAAAGAATTGATAAAAGAATTGAATCAGCAAAAGCATTACTCGGTGAAACATTAGAATATGCAGCACCAGAAGGTACAAAAAGACGTACCGTATTAGATAAACTTGCTCAAGTTTCACAAGCAGTAGGTGCTGGTATTTCAACAGCAGCACTTTTAGCAGATAAAGAAAACCCTGCATATAAAGATGGTTTTCAAATATCTGATATTGCTGAAACATATCGTGGACCTGCAAGACAAATATCACCAATACAAGCAGTATTTGGTGCATCAGATATTCCACCATTTGACCTACCAAGAAAAGCATTTAATGTTGCAGAAGATTTAGGTTTAAATGTTCCAACAGGTGGACGTAGAGACTTTGATATCTATAATGAAGAACAACGTCGTAAAGCATTTGATGAAGAACTTATAGGTAAATGGGCAACAGGTGCTGGAGACTTTATGGTCTCTTGGTATGGTGACCCATTTGTTGTAGGTGCTGAAGTAGGATTACTTGCTAAAGGTAAATATCTTACACCTAAAGTACCAGTAGGTGATGTTGAAGGTATTGCTAAAGCAACATCAACAAGAGGTGCTTCAGCATTTATTGACTTTGCTTTAAAAACAGATGCAACAGGAATATACAAACATCCATTCGCACAAAGGTCCTCAAACCCTGATGCTATTGCTGGAATCTTTGGCGATATCAGTGTAGAAAACTATGGCATTAAAGCCAGACCAATTGCTGAAAATACTTTAAAAGCAATATTTGGTGACCCTCAAGCATTAAAGTTTTTAGAAAAAGAAGCAGCCTCAATTGGTGACATAATCGACAGATTATCAAACCCAACATTTAAAGCATCAACAAGTACAAAAAAGTTTGGTATACAAGAATTAGCAGACTTACGTTTCAATGGTGACGTTAATGCTATGCTTTTAAAAGATAAAGAACTAGGTTTAAAATACGAAGATATTTTAAAAGATATTAAAACACGTAACGCTAGTTTAAGAAGTGTACTTAACCGTGTACAAGATAACATTATTGAATCACCATTTCTTGGAACTAGAGCAATAACTCCATCACCATCTTCTTTAGTTGAAAAGTTTAGAACAAAAACTACTGAAGCAAAAACTAAATTATTTATTAACGATAGATTCTTTTTTAAAGAAAAAATTGATGGTCTTGAATGGACCAATAAAATTTTTAAAATATCAAATCATGATTGGCCTGTTAGAGTAATAGGCTGGTCAGGTTTACAACAACCAGCAGGATGGGTACCATTTAAAGGTATTGGCTCATCAGGTTCAGCAGATGAACTTATAGCATTCATGGACAAGGTAGAACCTTGGAGAAATGCTAAAGGTATTCAGATTAAAAGAAATCTACTTAACAAATATCTTCGAGCACAAACAGATGCTGATAGAATTGTTATCATAACTAAAATTGAAAATGATGCAGTTAAAGCAGTAAACAAACAACTTGGTCTTGATAGAAAATTAACACCTGATGAAGCAAACGAAGTGTTTAATAATAAAATTAAAAAACCTGATGGTTCAGGACCTGCCACAACTTTATCAGATATTATTAAATGGGAATTAGACCAAAGAAGAAATAATGTTTTAGAACATTATCGTACAAAACTTTTTGCATACAGTGATGGTGAATGGATATTCACTGACCCAACACTAAGTTCACAACTTGGCGATGCAATGCCAATGTTAGATATTAAACTATATCAACAATTTGCTAAAAGTGAACTAGCAACATTTACTTCAGGATTTTATAAAGTAAAAAGTTTTCTTCAATCAACATATTTTGCATTTGATGCAGTATGGAGACCAGCCACATTATTACGTTTTGCTTATCCAATACGTAACGTAATTGAAGGTGAAGTCCGTACAGCACTATACAATAATAGTCTTTTAGAAATAGGCATGGGATTAGCCAAAGGTTCTAAAAACTTTGTCAACAATTTTTATCATGGTGTTGTTGGTAACCGTATAGAAAAATTTCTTTTAGCAAAAGAGTTAGGTTTACCAGCACCTAAAACAACTTTAGGTTCTTGGAAGTCTATTGTTAGATGGCAAAAGAATGATTTAGAAATCATTAGAACAAAACATACAGATGTTAAAGTTAAGTTAGATAAAAAACAAAGTCAACTTTCTGCTATCATTGAAACTAAAATAAAATTACGTGAAGAACGTAAAGCAATTGCTGCAGAACTTAAAAGAGTAGACCAAATCAATGAAGAACTCTTTAAGATAGCAAATAAAAAGAAACCTGACTATAAAAAGTATAATGCTCTCATGGATGAAAGAGTTGCTTTAGAAGAAAAAGTAATTGCTTTTAATAAAAAAGTTGACCGTAAACAAAAAACTCTTGAAAAGATTAAAGTTTTAGAATCAGAAGTTAAAGAGTTAAGAAAAGAACTTCAACCATTAACAGAACAATTAACTAAACAACAAGACTTTTATAGTGAAGTATTAACTGCTGTTAATAAAGCACAACAAAAACGTGGTGGCAAAACTAACAAATACACTCAAGGTGTAGAAGATATCATTGTTGGGGATTTAATTTTTAAAGGTTACAAGTCTGGTTCACTAGGTTCAATTGGACCAAAGTTAGCATCTTCTGCACAAAAGCAGAAAAAAGAAATACGTAACCCTTTAATGCAAAGTGAAAAGTATACTTCTTATGGTTGGAAAACATTAACTCCAGATAATCCTAACTATTTTGCTTCTCTTTATGTTCAGGCTAGACAGTTCCGTGAAGCAGAAGTAACAAGAAGAATGTTACTTATTGACACCACTCGTGGCAAAAGACATATAATAAGTGAACTAAATAAAATTAAAAAATGGTTCTTATCTAATGACCGTCAAGCACAAATAGAGTTTCGTAACACTAAAGTTCAAAGACCAATAGAAGTTGATAAGACTAAAAAGTTAAGCAAAAAAGAACAAAAACAACTTGCTATCAGATTAGAAAAAAGAGCCAAATCAAAATACGATATAGATAACTATATTGCTACAAGATGGAATGAAGTTCAAACATATTTTCCTGACCAAAGTGTTAGATTTGATATAGCAACTAAACCTTACGAACAGATTCCTTCACCTTACGAACTTGAAGCCCGCTTAGGTAAATTTCAAATAGAAGGTAAACTAAGCCCTATTCCTGGTGAAGCAATAGGTAAAATCAAATGGCGTATAGATAACCGACAAGACATTGGAAAACTTTACGGAACACTTGTAAATACTTTATTTAAATATATTGGAACTATGCCTGAAGATGCTTTCACTCGTATTCCTTTCTATGGTAATGTTTACAAAAAAAGTATTGAATCTGGTGCTAAAGTTTTACAAGCAAAAACACAACGAACAGGTAAACCTGCAACTGAATTAGAAATTCAAGGTGTTGAAAAAGCAGCACACCGTGAAGCATTAAAAGAAACTAAACGTGTACTATACACAATTGATAGATATTCAAACATTGCTTCAGTTATTGCATTTGCCTCACCATTCATACAAGCAAACATAAACTCTATACGCGTATACAGTAATTTAATATTAAATAATCCTAAACCAATTATTAGAGTAACTTCAATATGGAATGACCCTTGGAATGAAAAGGCTGTGGATATAGACCCACAAACAAAAGAACCTTTAATTACAATGCAAGTTCCTAACTCTTGGAGAAACACTAAACTATTTAATGCTTTAGCAAGTGTATCTTTTCCTGTTACTCGTTTAAATATTCCTTTCTCTGGTGAACCTTGGTGGAACGCTGGAGCAGGTCCAATTATTCAAGTAAGTGCATCTAATTTAATTAATGCTGTACCATATCTTGATGCTAAATATGAAGAAACAACTGGCACTAATTTACCTATCAGAAGATTAATTGACACATATGTTTTACCATATGGACCATCTAAAGAACCTTTATCTTATGATATGTTACTTCCAGCATGGACTAAACGTGGTGTTTCTGCAACAAGAAAACTTAATGATGGAGTATTCTTAACAACTGCTAACAAAATTTTAGCAGTAGAAAATCAAAAGTTTAGAGAAGGTGTTAGAAGTACTGAAGCAACACCTGATGAAATTGTAAACAGAACAGTTTGGCATTTCATGTTACGTCTTGGAATAAACCAAGCATCGGCTGTTATTCCTAATCTTAACCTTGACTATAAACCATATTTTGATATTTATAAAGGTTATGTAGAAAAGTATGGAATAGAAAAAGCAGATGCTTTATTTTATGAAAACTATCCAGACTACTACGAAATGATTATTACTAGTCCAACAAAAAGTAATACAGGTGTTGAAGCAACAGCACTTGCTTCTCAACAATTAGTTAAACATGAGGACCTTATTGCAAAAATTCAAACAGAAGACCCATATGTAACAACACTTATAACTAATGCTTGGGGTGTTGATAAAGAAAACAATGTGTTTGATAGAGCAGCATATAACTTCCAAATAAAAAATAAACCAGGCACTGGTGGTAAACCTTTCAGAGAAATTATTTCTTTAGAAGAATCAACTAAGAATGCTAAAATAGATTTAGGTTGGATGGCATACAATAAGTTTATGCAAGCATTCGATATTAAAGTACAACGAAACGGTTTTGATTCATACAATTCTCGTGGTGCTGGATTTCTTAAAGAAGAACGAGATGCTTGGATTGAACAACAAAAACTTATTAACCCTACTTGGTATAATGAGTATGATAAAGGTATTCAATCAAATAAATATAAAGGCACTTTAAGAGCAATCGATATTGTTTTGAGTGATAAAAACTTTACTGAATCAGATTGGTATAAGTCTGACCCTACATTTAAAATACTTGAAGAGTACATGATTTTTAGGGAAGAAGTTGTTGACTATCTTAAAGATATGCCTTCACAAAATATTGATGCTCAAAGTAATCAATTTGTTAAAGATGAAGTTGATAAAAAGGTTCGTGAGTTAAAGAATAGTTCACCAAAGTTTGCTCTTTGGTATGACAGATTTCTTGAGAGAGATAAGTTTGAGGATATAAATGCCAAATAAAAATACAGCCCCACCAGGTAAAAGATATACTCCTGAACAAATAATAAGTTTGGCTCGTAAAGTTGGTATTCCTGAAAATCTTATTCCAACATTTGTTGCTATTTCTGTTGCTGAAAATAGAAAAGGTGAAGTTTTAGCACAAGGTGATTTAAAAAGAGTAGATGATAAATGGGGTCCTAGTGTTGGTTTAATGCAAATACGTAGTTTAAAAAATCCTTTAAAATGGGATAAAGAAGTAGACAGATTAAGGGATGAAAAAAAACTTCAAGACCCTGAATATAATCTTAGAACTGCTTATGAAATTTATAAAGATGAAAATGGTTTTACATCTTGGTCTACTTATAATCTTAATAAAAATAAAATAAGAGAATATGAAGAATTTTTACCTGAAATGGAAGCATTAGCACTTCGAACAAAACCTACTATGATTCCTAGTAGAACTAGAATGGAAACTAATATTTTAAACGGTGGTCGTGGTATGAGTAAACCTGTAACAAGAAATATTCCTACCGATTTAGATGATATTGCAAAAATTCCTATTGCTGGTAAAGAATATACTTTAGGTGCTGCACAAGATTTATTTCGTAAAGGTGATGAAAAAACTAAGAATGCAATTGTAACATTACTTAAAGAATATAATCCTGGCAGAAATTATAAAACAGCAGATAGTGTTAACGTTGCTTGGAATAAACTTGTTGAAGATTATTCTATTTCTAACAGTGTAACAAAAAAACCTTTTACTACTTGGTTTATAGAATCATCTCAATACAATACAGAATTAGCAGGTATAGGTGATGGTACAAGTGTTTTCCTTCAACCATCAGTTACTCCTAAAGACCAAGCATATCAAGATTTTAATGAGTTTATTTTTGATGCTACAGGCATGAATGCTAATCCTAAAGATGCTGAACAATACTATAAAGAATTAAGAAAACTTGAACAAAGCAAAGTTGCTAAACAAGTAACAACTAGAACTGGTGCAACAACTACCCAAGTTTCAACTCCTGGTATAACTAAAGAGGACCGCGAGTTATTGGCTGCCAAATTTGTTGATAAATACATTGACACTAAAGGTATTCAAAATATTGGTGGCATTGTTGGTTCTAATCTTTCTACTCTTCGTAAACTTGCTTCAGATTATAATATTACTTTATCTGATGCTGATATACGTAAAGAGGCTATTAATTCTTTAACTGATAAAAATGCTTTAGAAAACTTTAAAGTTAAAATGCAAAAAATTGCTAAAGTTAGATATTCAAATTTTGCTCAATCTATTGATGAAGGTTTAACAATTAAAGATATTGCTTCACCATATATTAATAAAATGGCTAACACTTTAGAAGTTAATCCTAATACAATTAATCTTGATAATAGATATGTTGATAAGGCTTTAACAAGTAATATGAACTTTACTGATTTTGATAAATTGTTAAGAAACACTCCAGAGTTTCCATATACAAACAATGCTCGTTCAGAAGCAGCAAGTTATATAAATTGGATTCAACAAGATTTTAGGAATGCGTAATGGCTAAAAAATCACAAGTAACTAGTTTGCGTGCGCGTGAACGTGAAATAGATAAAGCAACTAATTGGCAAGCCGTTCAAAATGAAATTGCTAAATCACTTGCTGGGGTTAAAGATGTTGTTAATCCTAATGTGCCTGTGCCTACTCTTACTCAACTATCAGGTGGTTTAGTTCAAGGTGCTGGTACTTTTGGTGGTACTATTCCAACATCAACTCCAACAGTTACTCAACCTGACCCTTATGAGGCTGAACGTTCAGAAAGACGTCGTAGTGCTTTTGCTCTTATTGAAGAAGAACTT